TCAACATTGTATGTCCGTTGTCCGCTAATCTCGTCTTCTTGTCTAGTAAACGTTCTATAGTTATATTTATTACGGTCCCAGGCAAAACCTGTTATCTCAAATCCGTTACTTGTTTTGATGATTTTCATAAAAATCTAGGGGTATCCTAGTATCAAAAAGATGTCAAACGTTAATTCTGAGGCTTCTCAGGAGGTTTTTTTAAAGGTCAAACAGTGCTTTTGACGCTATAAATGCTAAACCAGCAATTATAAGACCTAGTATCCAATCTATCTTAGAAGATGTTTTTTCTATGTCTTTGTGAGTATGTTCGGCTTGTTTTTTAATGTGAAAGATTTCTCTTTTTACACCTTTGACTTGACCTTCAAGATCAAGAATATGTTCTCTAGTAGTTTTAGGCTCCATTGAATTCATCCTCGAGTGGCCGTTCAAAATCTTTACATTCAGTGCATTTGCATTTTTTACATTCGATTGTTTGAACTCCGTTGATTTCATCTTTTAAAACCTCTCCACAATGTGCTTCGTTTCCACAATCGTTGCATATCATTTTAACTCTCCGCTATACCCTGACCTGTTACATCAAATGGAAATAGTTTAGCATACTTATTCGCTCTAACCTGTGGTGCTTCTATAGTATTAACTTTAGGTGCTTGTAATGTTGGTATACCTTCAGCTCCTGGAATAGCTGCTTGTTGCTGCTCTTCACCTTCTTCAGGCTCTAAACCATAATCTACATTTACTGCTTTTATGTCTGCCTCTTGACCCATTTCATAACCTTTACCAAATTGATCAGCTTCTGCTAGTAATTCAGTCGGTATCTTGTCTGCTAATTCTCTTTCAGGAAACATTCTTTTCTTTTCATTGTCTGGAAGATTTTCATATTTAAAACCTCTTTTAGGTATCTTTGTAGAAACGCCTTGAAGTCTATTTATAATTTCTTCTGGATTAATATTCTTTGGATCTACTTTAGGTATATCATTATCTTCTTCATGCAGATAATTCATAAATCTAGCAAATGCTCTTGATTCTGTTTCACCATATGTTGTTGGTATACCTCTTGTTTTCTTTAAACCTACCATACCTTGAGCTGCTTTTAATCTTTCTTCTGGCCCCAATGCATCCATCATGTATCTAATTGATGTAGGGTTAGTTAAAACACTACCAATTTTTAATCCAGCTGCTAACATAATAACTGGTGCTAAGGGATTAGCTGCAAATAAAGTTCCACCCATTACCACACCACCAAGTGCTGAACCAAATCCACCTAGTGTAATACGTCTTTGTAAGAATGCAGACGGTTCTGAAATAGGTACTTCAGATATAGCTTTAGCATATTTAATAAAGTCATCTAAATCTTTTAAAGCTTTAGCACCTTTTTCTCCACCACCATAAGCTTCTTTTAACATTTCTCTTCTTTGAATAGCTCTAGATCCTGTTAGACCTAAGTTTCTTGCAAAAGCATCTGCATCAAATTCTGCAAAATCACCTTTACCAAATGTAACTTCAATAGCTTCATCCCCTGCACCTGATGTAATATCTTTTACTGTAGTTCCGTATGCAGCTTCTAAATCGTCCATACCACCTCTTTGTAAAACATCGCTAATCATTTTACTTCTAGGACTTTCATTCATTTGTTTTTTAACATAATTAAATACTGATGAATCACTAATACCTTTTTCACTAAAGGCACCTAAGTAAGAATCATACATGTATCTAGAAAAAGCTCTATTAAACATTTCTTTACCGCCAGCATCTTGACCATATAAAAACTTTAATTGTTTTACAGCTATTGGACTACCTTGTCTAAAGGTAGATTTTTCTACTGCCTCAAACATTAAGTCAGCTGGAATAGATTCTCTACCAGATATTCCTAATAGTTGTTTATTTGTAAATAAAGATCTGTCCCCTGCTTTAATAGCTTGTGCTACTGAGCTATATTCAAAAGGTCTAAGGAATCTTGCAAACTGTGTGTTAGCCAATTTTAATTCATCATTTAAACTTTGTGCTGCTTTGTATCTTAAATCTAATAAGTTATCTGCCGCTTTCTGTCCTGATACTTGTACTGTTGCATCATATTCAGCTTTAAGTGCTGCATCTTTTAACATGTCATCTTTCGTTAATAATGGAATAGATTGTGCAAAGTCATTATCTAAAGATTCTTTTAAACCTAAAACCATTTCTCTTGGTAATTTTAAATTAGTTTGTTGATAAGCTTTAGTTGCTATTTTTTGTAAACCAACATATTCTTTAATAGTCATTGGCTTGTTTTGTCTGATAGCTAAGTTAGCGAACAGTTGTACTAATGGATCAGCTCTATCAGATAAATCACCGATTAATGTTTTATCTAATGCTTCATCTGCTAATCGTTCTGCACCTGTTGCAAGTTCTTCTCTATAACCTCTTTGGATCATACCAGTATACTTACCAATTAAAGGTATCTCTTGACCAAAATCATTTGCTATTTGTTGTGCAAACTCTTGTGTTTTATTTAATTGTATAATTGCAGGGTTACCTACATCTGCTACTTTAGCATCAAAAGCTTTGTAACCATCTGATATTAATTCACCATACTTTTGAAAGTTTTCTCTAAATGCATTTAATGATCCTACACCTAACATTGAAGTTTTAGTAATAGGTGCGATGTTTAATATATCATCTAAGTAAGCTGTTGTTCCTGCTCTTTCAGCCGCTGCTATAGCTTTCTCTCCAACAGGTGCTATGAATGGAAACAGACCAATTGTTTTAAAATATGTTTTACCTAAGTTTGCAAGGATTGCTCCTTTTTGTTCTTTAGACATTGTAGCTAATAAAGGTAACGGTAAACCTTTCTTTTGTGCATATTCAGATAGTTCTCTCGCTTTGTCTCCTTTTAAACCAAATAAAGTTCTACCACCTTTACCTAATATACCTAAGATAGGCATCATTGCTGTTCCTGCAGCTCCCCACATTAAAGAATTCTTCATTGCTTCTACTGCTGAAGCTACTGTATCTGTTTTAACTTCTTGTTCTGGCATATCAGCTAAATCATTATTAATCGCCACTGCTAAATCTTTTCCTACTGTTTGATTAACTAAATCATAACCTACTGTACCTGCACCAGCTCCTATTGCTCCACCTGCTAAAGACTGTGCTTCAGTTGCAATTAAAGGTTTTAGTCTTGCACCCGTTGCAGTGTCCGCTGCTTTACCCATTCTGTATAATAATGGTTTTGTAAATTTAAAAAACTTACCTATTCTTGGAATCTTTTCTAATTGATTAGCTAAACCAATAGCTGCTTTTGCAAATTGTTTACTTTGTGCAGCTTTAGGCATTGATAAAGATTGTACAAGTGCTTTGTTGTTTCGTATGTACGGTAATATGGATCCTGTTAAATCTCCTATTAGTTCTGATCCTGCTCTCGTTGGTATTAAACCAGTGAGCTCTCCTTGAAATATTGATTTATCTTGTAATGCATATCCTAATGGATCTTTAGCAAATTCTTTTTCTTTTGATATTTGTTGTGCAGTTCCTTCAAATTCAGTAACGATGTCTTTCATTCTTGGGCCTTGAAGGACACCTTGTTGTAACATACTATCTATTACACTTAACTGATCAGGCGAGTACTCTCTAGGATTAAAAGACTTGCTGTTAATCTGCTCTTGAATTTTATCCTTAATAGACATTACTTAAATCCTTTGCTTCTTAAGAAGTCATCTAACTCTTTACCTTGTAATTTACTAAAGTCTGTTTGATCTTGATCAGATATTAAACCAAAAGTAATTTTAGCTCCTGGTTGTTGGTAGAATCTTGTAGCAAATTGATAATCATCAATACCATATTCTCTAACGTTTTCTTTATACGTATCCATTTTCTCATCAAGAATACTAATTAGTGCTTCCATTCTATCTTGTACTTGTTCCCCAGATATTGTTGCACCCATTGTAATTACAAGATCGTTAATCAAGTTTAAGTCAACGTTTGTTAATCTGTCTTTTTGTTTAAATGCATTAGCTAGGAAATATCTTAAAGTTGTTTCCGTTAATCCTAATTGTTGTAAACGTTTTTTAGTTGTAGCGTCTGCGTTATTAAATATATTTGAAGACTCTTTAGTAATATTATTCCAAGTATCTTCTGCTGCTTTTTTAGCATCTCCTGTTAATACGTTACCGTTTGCATCTGTGAAAGTAGTTCCTTTTACATCAGCTTTACTCATAGCTTCAAAGTAACCCTTACCTGCTCCAATAATTCTATCAAATAATTTTTTAGAGAAACCAGAAGTACCAAGTAATGCAGTGTCAGTATTTTTAACAAATTCAGCTAAAGACCTTGCAGTAGCTACGTTACTATAAGCACTTAAAGCATCTACCACATCAGTTGCTTTTGATGCATTGTAAGTTCTAAAACCTGAAGCAACATTTTGATCATCTACTAAAACTTTACTACCATCACCGAACACTCTGTAAGTTTCTAAAGTCTTTTTATCTCTAATTGCAGGTACAGCTCTAACTACTCCATCTTCTACAATTCTAACCATTCCTCTTTCATTTTCTGTTTTACCTTTAGCATCTAATAAAAGTTTCATTTGTTTGTAAGCATTTTCATCTTCTTTTAATCTGTATGCTGCTAATAAATCTACGGCAGGATTTAGTGCTTGTCCTACTACTTCACCAAAGTTACCTTTACCTGATAATAAACCCGCTGCAAACTTAAGCATAAACATATTACCTGCAGTTGTTCTTGCAAAATTTCCTAGTTTATCAAATATAGATTTACCTGGTATCTTCGCATCAATACCTGTTAGTTTTGTGTTAAGTTTTATAGGGTTATTTAAATCTGTTGGAGTATTAGCTGAATCACTAATATTACCTTCTAAAGTTTTATTGTCGGGTACATCACCACCTGGTTTATTTGTTCCGCCAGAAGGAACTTCTCCACCTGGTTCGATGTCCGTTGTCCCTTTTTCTTTTTCCTGTAACTGAGCTATCTCACCTGTAGTTTCTAAATCTGATTTAGTCATAGGTGCTTCATCTTTTACGTCAAGTTTAGAGTTTGGTACACTAGATCTTAGTGCATCTATTTGTTCACTAGTCATTGAATTAAACATATCATCTGGTGATAAAAATGTTTTAGAGTCTTCTTGTGCTTTTTCTGCCGCTGCTTTGTAATCAGGATACGTAGCTCTTAAATAGTCTTCAAATTTTTTTAAACCATAACCAGCACCACCAACAGCCATTGTTGCTATACCCACTGGGCTCATCATAACTCTTTGACCTGCTGCTCTAATCATTGCAGGGGCACCAGGCACTCTTAATACTTGTCCAATACCTCTTTTAAGCATGTTAGGACTTTTTAATAATTTATTAGAAGCTGCTCTAGCACCTTCTGATGTAAGTAATGTTGCAAAACCAGTTTCACCCATACCTAAAGCTTTATCAACAGGATTTAAACCTGTCTTCGATAATCCTTGTTCAACTGCAATTGCTGCAGGAGTTGTTTTAGCAATACCCGCTATACCTTTTCCAACAGTTTGTGCACCTCTTATATATGTTTTTGGATTTACAGCAGCTTGACCAAATTTTTTTATAGCTTCTACATTTTTCTGCATACCTTCAGGAGTACCGACCCCTGGAATTCTTGATGCAATATTAAAAAAGGTGTTACCCATTCTTGTACCTAATCCTGGTTTTTTATAAACCGTTGGCAAATATTCTGTTTTAATTACATTACCAAATCTATCAACAGTCATTCTTCTACCGTCTTTAATTACTATTCTATTACCTGGTTGATTTTCAATTGGACTAAGACCTTGAGACTCATTAGTTAAGAAAGGACCATAAGGAGATACACCATATCCAGGAGTACCTACGTTATACTTTTTAGGTTTTAGTTTACCCACACGTAAGGCTGTGTGCCTGAACATCTTTCTATGTAGTACTGGATCGTCCACTCAGGTCTCCTATTTTACAATTGTTTTAGGTTGTGATGCTGCATAAGCTTGATAAGCAGCAATACCTGTTCCTACTGTTTGAGCTAATGGGTTTACTGTTGGTGTTGTAGCTGCAGTAATACCTGACTGTGAAGTAGGACCCGCTGCATAAATGTTTTTAATAAACTCAGCTCTTTGGAAAGGTTCGTAAGCTCTTTGTAGTTCAGTAGCTCTAGCCGCATCTAATTGTTGTTGCTGTAACTGTCTTTGTGCTCCACCTGCCATTAACTGACTTTGGATATCAGCTTGTTGCATAGCTTGTTGAGATTGACCTGCAGCACCTAAAGCTTGACCAGCTCCTAATTGTGTTTGTTGCTGTTGTTGAGCAGCATTTAAAGCTTGTTGGAATCCTGAAGCTTGTGCTTGACCAACTAAACCTAATCTATTTCTTTCTTGCTCTGCTAATTGAACACCTTCTCTTCCACCACCAAAAGCACCTGCTTCAACAGCTTGTCCTTGTGTTCTAACAACACCTTGTTGTGCTTGTCTATTAATTTCATCTATTACATAATTTTGATATGGATTAAAAAATTGTGAAATGTTCGGTGCACCTGCAGCTGATTGCAATGCAGCTATACCTGCTTGTTGAGCACCCGCACCTACGCCTGTAGTTCCTGCTTGTTGAAACGCAGCTTGTTCAAGGCCCGTTGGCCCTGCTACTTGAACTTGAGGTATGTTAACAGGTTGTTGACCTAATTGTAGACCAATATCCATCAAACCCAGTTTACGTTCTTCGATACCTGGGGCTTCTCTAACTATCTGTGTTTGTACTGCGGGAGCTGATCCGCCTCCGCCACTTCCACCACCTGATGACATATTAGTTTCCTCCTAAAAATTTATCCATTTGAACATGACTAAAATCATATCCTAATGGTGTTAATGCTCTTTTCCAACCTGGTCTTCCATAGATTTCAATTTTCTTACATCCATATTCATCGTGTGCCCACTTTTCAAAGTGTTTGACTTGGTTTACCCATAAAGGTAAATCATGTCCTGTAGCCAACCTAACTGTTCCTATATTATAGTTAGGTTGTTGTATAACCGCTGTTATACAAACACCATGGATGTCGTCTTTATCATCTACGATAACCCATAGTTGTTCTAAACCTTTTTTACAACTTTCTTTGACATGTTGGTTGTCTCGAAAATTGTGGTTTCGATCTAATGCGTCTTGAACTTTATCTTTAACAAGTGCCCAAACTTTATCAATTTCTTCAGCTTTAAACTGAATTAAATGCATTAATTAGCCTCTTGTTTTTTCTTTCGCAAAAGATCAAAAATTCTTTTATACTTAGCTTGTTGTTCGTAAAAATATTTAGCACCTTTTTTTCTCATCTCCTCCATGTTACCTGGATTTGCACCTGCTAATATTCCTGCTCCTAACACGCCATCTGCTCTAGTTACAAATTCCCCATCTGCAAGTTGAGCTAAAACTGTATCTTCATCTTTGTCAGCTAAGTCTGACATATCTACTACATGACCATTTGCTCTAACATAATTGTTAGCGTCATTTTCATCGTAATTCATTTTACTTGGTAGAACTTGTCCACCAGCATTGTATTTTTGAATTCCTTTTAATGTAGCTAATCCACCTGTGCTAGCACTAATTAATTGTTTACCAACTGCATACGGCATAGGAGCTTGATCTCCTCTTGCATATACTTCTTCTGGTGGTACATAATCTTCAGCACCTTCAATACCAGTTGTTGTCATTTGACCTGCATCATCATACTGACCTACTTTAAATGATGTTGGACCTACTTGAGAATAAATATCTGGATTAGCATAAGCTAGGTTAGCACCATAGAACATTGTTTCTTTTGGAGCTTTAGCTGCATCTGCATATGATTTATAAATTGCCGCTGCAGGTAATCCATACTTTAAAGCATCTCCACCTGTAACTGTTTTACCAAACATATCAAACAAAGGTTTTTTTAAACCTTGTTTAGCTGACTCTATTCCTGCTGTAACAATTCCACCTTGTGGGATCGCGTTTGTTCCAACTATTCCCGCTGCAGTTCCTGGATCAGCACCCATACTTGCAATGTTTGCAGCTTGTGTTGCTGTTCGTACTTGATTAGCAGCATTTGCCGCTGTTGCAGGGGTAGTTAACTTATCTGCAATTCCTCCTGTCAGTCCTCCAATGAGTGCACCTTTAAGTGCACTTTTTGTACTAGCTCCTGTTAGTTTTGCTAAAGCAAAAGATGTTAATGCGGGTACTAAAAACGCGGGTAACGGCATATGTTAAATAACTCCTATTATATATAATACACCTATTTTAAAGGCTTTTTAGTCAGAATTCAATACTTTGGGTGATACTTTTCCTAAAGCTTTATTTATCGTAAATTCGTCAATTAATCTTCCTGTATACGCAAACTCGCCATAGTGTTCAATGTATTCATCAATTAAACCGTACATTTTAATACCTGCATGCTTACATAATTTACAAAAGAAAAAATCTTCCCCTGTATAGGTTTTGTCGTTTTTATTCCAATAAGTATCAAAGTAATTATATAAGTTAGTTCTATCAACTAGTTTACCATCAATTAATGTTTTCTGTTTGATCTCAAACTCTGGGTATTCTTTTTTTAATTTATCAAACACATCTCTTCTAATTAACATGCAACCCGTAGGACCTCTACTAAGCTCTACAAAACCACCTTCTACTTTTACATTTTTAGGATCTTCTACAGATAAAGTATATTGATTACCTAGCATTTGTGGTTTTATATCTACCCCTGCTTTTATTGCATTTACTATTTTATCGTTATCAAATGTTTTTACAGGATACGGAATTAATGTAACTTCTTTATCATAGTTAAGCATTCTTTCTATCATCTTAAAATTAAAAGTCATATCTGAATCTATAAATAACATGTGTGTAAAGTCAGAATCTAAAAAACCTGATACACATAAATTCCTACCTTGTGTAACTAAGGATGATTTCATTACTTGAAATTGAACAGGTATCTTTCTAATAAAACATTCTTTTTGAAATTCTAGACAAGCTTTGAAATAGTGTATTGATACGTCTGAATGCACAGGTGTTGCTACAAATATTCTTATATTATTTAATGCCATTTAAAAAATTCTCCCAATATCCTTTTATAATATCCCAATGATAAAAGTTTCTATAGTAGTCTTGTTGAAACTTCAATGCATCGGGGTTAGCTGCATTAACAAACATAGGCAATTGATTTATTGTATATGCAAATTTTTGAGCTAGTTGTTTTTTATCTTTCATGTAGGGAACATAAATTGGAAACCCTGCACAAACTTCAGGTAAAGCACCTAAATCTGTAGTCACTACAATTAAACCCGCTGCTAAAGATTCCATAGCTGCCAAGCAAAAAGTTTCTTCAAATGTAGAAGGATGTACATAAACATCATAAGTATGTAATTTTTTCATTAACTCAGAATGATCTATATATCCTTTGTAATTTACATTAGTTAATTTCTCTGCTTTTTCATATAAATGTTTAAATGCATCATCATTGTGTTGTTTAAAATGATCGCCATATATTTGTGTACTTGAGTAAACATCTAATTCAACATGTTGATTTTTTTGTACAGCTTCCATTGCTGCTAATAAAACATCTAATCCTCTCCAAGGAGTTGAGGTGTATACCATTTTAATCTTTGGATGAGGTTCAAAGTTCTTTTTAAGAACTAGGTCGTCATCAAAACCATTTGTAATAACTAAAGATTGTTCTGTCGGAATATCAAAGAAGTATCTATATTTTTCATATGTCCAATGACTATTAAATACATACCAATCATATTTCCCATGATTAAGTTTATTTTTAAACCAAGGTACTAAATTAGCTTGGTCATAACTATTATGAACCCATAATACATTAGACCTATCTATAACTAAGGGTTGTTTTTCTGGAATAGAAGTAGTTAAACTTATTTTATCTAATAATTCTTTTTTAACGTGTTTGCGAAGATACGCTTCTTGTATCTCCGTTCCACCTTTCGGTAATTGCATTATTACTTAGTTTTACCAAAAACTGTCAAAGATGCAACCCTAATACCTACATCTTGTTGTAGGTCATCAGTAGTTGTATCGGTTGTAGCATCAGCTACATCTTTATCGAATTCTTCCTTACTAGCATAGACTTTACCTGTTCTTTTATTTTTAATAGTTTCAGTTACCTCTGCTGGTAATACAGGTACTTCTTCACCATTAATAACAACTGTCTTTGGTCTATCTTTTATACTCATGGTCTCCCTTGTCGGTTATACTTCTTTATACTACGTTTTTTACTTTTATTCAACCTCTTAGTGTGACGTCTAGGACGCTTCTTAGGCTTTGCTCTAGGTACGAAATGTGTAAATTTTTGTTTAGCCATTTTCCTCTGATCTATTTATTAACGCATAAGATATGACACCTTTTACTACATTTGCTGTAGCTGCTTGCATTTTAATTCCATCACTTTCTTCTAAAACTAAAACTTGTCCTGCCGCTTGAGCTGTTTCATCTGCTGTCATTAACTCATGAAAAAACTCATAATCAATTCCAGCAGAACTATCTGTTAAATACATCTCAACTAAATTATTACTGTTGTGTTCATTAGTTACTGAAATACTTTTAACAAGTGCTCTTGAATCAGCTGCAATAGTAAGCACTGTTGTTAAGTCTGTAGTGTTTAAAATAAAACCTTGATTTTTATATTGTAATGCCATTAACTATTAAACCAAGCAAATGCCTGATCCTCTTCTTTTGTTTCTTTTTGATAGTTAGTGTTTAATTGATTCTGTAAACTTTCTAAAGCTAATTGAATTTGTCTAAATGCATCAGGAGTATATTCCTGCGGCGGTTCAGGTAAAAACACTTGTACTTTAGCCATTATCTTCTTCCATCTGGTTGTATATCTACTCTAAATACTCCATAACGCCATCTTTCATTAATAGCATCATTTTCAATTTTTACAGAAGCTAGTCTTGATCTAGCTCTTGTGTCTACTTTATCAGTAGAAGAGTTAACTGTAAAGGGTCCTAACGTAGAACTTGTTTGAGTATCGGCAGGGTATCTTCTTAGTAATATTGTAACCTTAGCATTACCTTGTAGGTCTTTAAAGTCAGGAATAAATCTTCTTATCTTCATAAAATATTCGCCATCTCCACCTTCATCTAAATCAAAATCTCCTGATTCAATATATGCAGGTATAGCATTTACAACGTTACCATTGTCTAATACTTCATTAACACCAACTTCTTGATCAAACACATAAGAAGCACCATTTGATACTCCTTGTACTACTGGTGTTGTTGGAGCAACCGTTAAATCAAATTTAGTTGCCATTGGACTATCAAATACATGAGCATCTGAATAAGCTGTTCTTGCTAAAGTTCCTGTAGTCCATACTCTTTCTCCATAGTTATACGTAACACATCTATTAACATAATTAGAACTAGCTGTTGGATAAAACCAAGTAATTTCTTGATATAGACTATTGTGTGTTCCATAAGTTAATTCAGAACCTGAAGCAAAGTTAAAACCTAGATTATCTGCTGTTGTAGTAAATACAAAATCTTCTACTAAAGAACCCATTGATTTAACTGTACCATCAAATACAAAGAAACCCCCTGAGTCTCCCATCCAGAATACTGCACCGTTAGCATACACAATAGAATGTTGTCCAACACAACCACAATTAGAACCAACTTGTCTAATACTAAACGTATAAGGTGCTCCTATGAATTGCATTAAATATGCTGAAGTATCTGTTAAAATTAAAATATAATCTTTACCTTTTGCAGCACCGATGATTTTAGTTCCAGAATCTATTCTAAATGTACCTGCTGTGTTAGTAGACGTTGGTGTGTAATCATTAATGTTTTCTTGATCAGAAAACCTAATAAACATTTTATCCTGTGTTCCTGGAGAACCAATTGTTGTTTCTGTACCTAAAAATATTAAATGTCTATCTCTATCAGACACTAGTGTCATCACTGCTTTTGTTGGAGCATTAGTTACTAAAGTTGCTCTAGCATTTATACCAGCACCGCCATTGGGATCCCATTGAAATGTAGCACCATTTTTAATAGTTGCTATTAATAGCTCTCCATAATTATCTAATGACCATGATGCAGGATCTAAAACTGCATTCGAAGAAGGTCTTGGTGTTCCCCAAGTAGAAGCCGACCATGTTCCAGTACCCCAACCATAACCAAATGCTTGTAGTATTGGACCTATTTTGTAATAAGGTTGTGTATCTAAAGTACCATCGTTCGTTGCTCCTGTTCCAGTTTCTGCAGTAGCCATTTGAATTGTAAAAGTAGTAATTGTTGGTATAGACTGTACTTCATATAAAACATCATCAAAGTCTGCTGCCACATAATCTGTTTGACCACCAGTAAATGAACCTGCATTTTCAAAAGTAGTAATGTCTCCTATCTCTAAATTATGAGCTGATGGAGTTGTAATAGTTACTGTCCGTGATCCGTTAACCGTGGTAATGTCACCTCCGCTCACGGCTATATTAGTATCGATTGGAGTAACATCATAAAAGTCATCTCCATTATAAATATATAAAATTTTATTTGTACCAAGAGCGGCGTATTTTCTACCACCTAAATCTGACCAGGTATGTATTGCTCTTGTTGCACCGACAAGGGTACTATCAAGTACCTGTTCCCATCCACCTATTTTTTCAGGTGAACCATATCGAAAACGAACATTATCGCCATCTACCCACTGACCTTCGGCCTGTGAATCTGTAGCTTGTTTATTAAATCCTGGTGCAAATTGCACTTTTCTTAGTGACATAACAGTATTATACACTATTTAAATATACTTATAAATAAGTGAAATTCGAATTTAATAGTACACGTCTCTTATTCTTTGTAGGGGAATTTCCTGTATGCAATCGATTACCCTCATATATTAACAATCTATTAGCTTTGGGGGTAACTCTATGTACCTCTTTTAAAGTACTTTGACTGTATATAGTATTAACATCTTTACCATATTCATCAAATAAAACAGTATCCCCATCTGAGTCATTTAAATAAAATATTGTAGTTATATTATCATAGGGGTAATCTATATGTGGGTTATGTAAATATTTGCCAGACACACTCATAGTCATATCTAATCTTGATCTTAGAATATCTGAGCCTCTTGCGGTTTGTTTTATCTTATTAATAACTGGAGTCATTAACTCAGCATAGTAGGTATTCCGCATTTCCCCATCATGAAATATATGAGTAAACCCATAACTAAATACATGCTCATTCAATTTATCTTGGGTTATGTTTTCGTTATAAAACCAAGGAAAATTATCTGAAAGTATTAAATCAGTTATTTTTTTAAAAGTATCTTTATCAAGATAATTATCAATTACCTTCATGTATTTTCTTTAATACGTCTATTAGCTTAGGTTTTGTTTGAGCTATAAGATCCCAAGACTTCACCAAATCGTCTCTTCTTTTAATGTATGGTTCTATATGTTGTTTTGAAAATGCCTCAAAGTCTGTAATGTTATTTTGTAAACATATTTCTGTAGGATCAATAGGAAGTTGTCTCATACCTGTGCCTACACAATGCATACCACCATTTGATTCATAGTTATTAAATACTTTTAAATTAAGACCGTTGTTAATATCCATACTAGGTTGTTTCTTCAAATCTATAATTTGTTTATCTTTTAAATCTCTCCAATACTTAGTATCTTTTCTATTAGTTAAGTAATAATGCATAGCAACAAACTCAGCAAATCTATCAAACTCTAAATTACATCTATGGTTAAAAGCATCTCTTTCAAATTGATTTATACTTTCATGGTGTAAGGTTCTTGCTAAATTTATTAAAAATTGATGTACTGTAAATAGACCGTTACTTTCTAAAGGTTCTATGAAACCAGCAGATAAGCCAATAGCACAAACATTTTTATAAAAAATATCTTTATGCCTTCCAACTCTCATATTAATTTTCTTAAGTTCTAAAGTATCTCTCGTATCTAAACCCCATGTATCAAACATGTGAGTATGCATTTCTATTTCAGCTTGTTTATCATCCACATACTTAGAACTGTAAACATACCCTGTTCCTATTTTATTCCAGCTAGGTATTCTCCAAACCCAACCATTTTGTATTGCACTACATTCTGTATAAGATACTAATTCTTTTTCTTTATCTTTGTAAGGTATCTGCCCTGCAAGTGCTGAATCATTTGGTAATAAATCGTTATAACTTATGAAAGGTACCTCCATCATTTCGCCAATTAACAGTGATTTAAAACCTGTGCAGTCTATGTAAAGGTCAGCTGCATACTTATCATTTAAACCAGTAACATAACCTCTTTCGTTTCTTTGGCATGTTTTAATATCATCAATAATATGTTCAACACCTTCTGGTATACATATTTTATTTTTTAAAACTTGACCGAATTTAATTGCATCAAAATGATAGGCACTATTTTGAACTAAATCAAAATTACTTAAATCACCGTTTATGTTTTCACCAAAACGATTATGTTTAACTAAAGCCATAGCTGGGTATAAGAAGTTAGCATAATCTGTCCACGGAAGAGGTAACTTAGATAAAAATTTTTTAAAATACCAAGAATTTTTACCTCCTGGTAAATCGTCCTCAAAGGGTTCTCCAAAAGGATAATGAAAACTTCCAGATCTTTCGTAATAAAAATTATTAAACTTTATACTTAATTTATAAGTAGCATCACACTCTTTCATAAAATCTTCATCTTTAATTTTAAGAAGTTGTAACCAATGATTTATAAAACCTAAGGTACTTTCACCTACACCTACAACAGGTGTATTAGCACTTTCAATTAATGTAATTTTTTTATTAGGAAAAAGTCTTATTAAAGTTGCTGCAGTCATCCACCCTGCACTACCACCACCAACAATTATAATTTTATTTACTACCATAGATATCTTTATACCAAACAGGGATAGTAAATCTAGTCCCATTATTAATTTTATTTACACCGTGAGCTAAGTTAGCTCCTGTAAATCCTACAATTTTTCCAGTTTCTTTTTTAATAACCTTATCTTCTACAAACGTTTCACCACCGTCATAGTCATCGTTCAAATAAATAATAGATGTAAAAGGATGGTAGTCAAAATCTTTATGTTCTGGCTGACTAGCTTGATTAGGCCATTTAACTATTTGTACATAATTTGGATAATAGTTTTTATTAATACTTTGTATAAAATAAGCAATCTTGCAATAAACGTAGTTAAAAATATCTTCTCTAATTAATTTAGAGTAATGAATAACTTCCGTATCTCTATGAATTTCTTTAAAAAGTTCAGGAAGTTTAAAAAAGTTATTATTGTGAAAATCAATAAAAAACTTACATTCTTCTTTTGTAAGAAAATTACTTTGTTGATGAAGTTGCACCTACTTTTAACACATCCCTTCTAATAGTTTGAAAGTCTAAGTTCCAAGAAATAATTGTTTTTTGTTTATTAATTTGTTGAATCGATCCCCTATGTATTAAATGACATGGAAAAAATATAATGTCACCTTCTTTTGCATCATTAAACCATGTAGTTCTTAAATCAGTTGGATCTATAAATTCTGTTTGACCACTTCCTTCTGGAAGTTCTAGATAATATACCCCTGTATAATTAGAGGCATGTGTATGCCAGTTATGAAAGCTTTCTTGATTATATCTTTGAAACCATAATTTATTAATTTGTAGATTTTCAAAACCTAGTTCTTTTGCCATCTCTCCCCAATAAGGTGTAAATCTAGGCATGAAATATTTTACCCAAGGTCTATTTTCTAAATCCCCTGCATGGAACCAATCTGTAAAAGAGATATTATCTGTATGATAATCGTCTAATAAAACACAAGGTTCACCTGGAGCATCTTTTTGTAAATCTAAAAGTTTCTTTTTAACTTCCTTGTGTTCTTCAAATCTACCTTTTAGAACTGTTGAACTTATACTTGATTTTTCAAATTTCATTTAAAAATAATTAATATTTATATTTATCCTAGCTTTATTATTATCTGTGCAACCAATGGAATCATGTAATTCGCTTGGGTCGAACAAAAGCATTCTATTTCTTACACTGCTTATCAAAGTTTTATCTTTAAGTAAAGTTCCTCCATTACATGTATTTAAAGAAAATATAGCTCCTTTATGTTTAAAAGGATAGTCTTGATGCATCTCATCTAAATCTTTTACTCCTTGATTAGGGTAAAAATTACCTTTGACTCTAATTAAAGCTTTAGGTTGTAGTTTGTTAAGTAAAGGAATAACCAGAGGAAAATAGTTACTAGAGGGTCTGTGGTTTGAATAAAACATATGTATTAAATAAAATAATACAGACTTAGATTTTTTTTCATCAAACGATATACTAGGCTGATAGTACCAAGGAAAATCTACACTCCTTAAGATTACCTCTTCTATTTTTATTAAGTCTTCTTCAGATAAAAAATTATCTATTACTTCGTACATTTTCTAAAAAAAGTTCCTATAGTAAACCTATAATCAGGAGCGACTATTGATTGTGGTCGTATTGAATGAGGTGCATTACCATCAAATACAATAATTCTTCCTGGCTTAAAACTATTCACAGCAATCGCTTCTTTATTTTGTTTATCAAAAAATATAGTTTCCCCTGCCCATTCTTGATGCCATTCTAAATTTGCATAATATAAAACAACTAAACAATCTTTACCATGTGTGTGAGAGTAATAATAATCATCTTTTCTCACAATATTAACTGTAGTGTGTTCAAAGTGTTCACTTGTAAATCCTGTATTAGATTTATCCAATGCCTCTAATACATGTTCGTATAAACCAGATCTAATCAAATCATCTAGGTTCCACCTAGAATGTAGATCGTGTTTTGTAATATGTAAATCTAACCTATCGTTCCAACCTTTTAATGCATAGCTAGAGTTTATACAAAAATCATAGATATATTGTTGTTTGACAAAAGGAACTAGATCGTCAAAAACTTGAAAGCTTACTCCCTTGTGCATGTCGACCAAGTACCTAGAGCAACCCTAGAATCAAATAGATTTTTATCTGAGTTCTCATCTTTTTCATTATAATGAAGAAAACATTGAATACATATATTGCCTTCAAAAGGTTCTCTCCAATGTTCTGTTTTACAACCATCGTAAATTACTAAGTCGCCTTGATTCATCTCACATTTTTTTCCAGCCATAAATATTGGCCAATCATCTCCACCAAGATTTAATGTAATGCTATACTTACAAGCCTTTCTATCTGTATGTCTTTTTAAATCATTCCCTTTTCTGTATATTCTAATAAAACTATACATAGGTATTAGTTCTTTTTTTAATTCTTTTTCTATAAGTGGTTGTAATTTTATAAGTAAACTATCAAAAGCAGCGTCCCCGTATAAACAATATGTATTTTTATCAGGAACTTGATCATCTCCAAAAAAACCCCATCTAGTATCATAGATAGATATAAAATCATTTCTTTTTAGTTCTGCTAAAGCCTGTGCTTTAATCATTGAATAGTTGCATAAAAAGTCACAGATATCTTTTGACAAAGCTTTTTTAATTTTTATATAATCTTTTTTCATTTGTACTTTTCTCCTGTAGCCCAAACAACTAAAGAGTAACGAAATCCCTTAGTTACTGGTTTTACTCTATGCCATAAAAAAGACGGAAATACAACACATGAACCTTGCTTTGTTAAAGGTGCTCTATCAATTTTTGGATTAATTTTATTTCTATAATCAAATTCTAATTGACCACCTTCAAAATCATTTGGTTTATTAAGAAGGACAACCATTGATAGTTTTCGTATAGTGCCTTTACAGTAGCCTTCTTTATATGGTTCTTGTCCTGCATCTAAATGCCAATCATAAAAATGTTTTTCTTGCCCGTCGTAATAAGTAAACTGACAGGTTTCATAATGTGAAATGCTAAAATCCCAACCTGCTTGTTTGTTAGCATCCCAAAAAAAAGGTTCTAATTGATCTATAATCCACTTATTATTTAAAAAACATACCTTACTATTTCTTGTATTTTTTTTCTGCTTAGATAGTCTTACAATGTCTTCTCTTTTGATATCGTCAGTTACACCGTCTACAACACCTTTATCTTGAGCAGAAAGAATTATCTCTTCACAAAAATGTAAAGGCACTCCTGTTTCAAAATACCAAAATTTATTTAATAAGTTCATTTTCCCAATACTTTCCTCCTGCATGAGTGTGTAAAAAATGAGTTATTGTATATCTTCCTAGTCCTTTGTTTGTTTTATCTTCAGGCAAATTAATTGTTTCTACACCGTGTAAATAATAACTAGGAAAAGCTATCATTCTATTATGCAAAGATTCAACTCTAAAATTATTATATTCTGGAAAAATTAAATCACCACCTGTATAAGCTTTAGGTTGTTTGTAAAACCAAATAAGCACAGTCCACATAAATATATCATGATGAGGTTTATAATAATCATTTGCATCATAATAAGATATTAAAGAATAAGTTATATTTGTTTCTCTAAACATTCTATAGTAAGTTGGATTAGCTTTTTTTATGGCTTCATGAAACTGAGGTGTTTGAAGTTTTGAATGGTAGTTTAAAATATCAGATATATTTAATAAATCCCTTGCTTTTGGTGTATATAACTGATCTAAATGAACTCTAAAATGTTCTCCTAATACTTTATTGTCTTCATCTAAAGCTACATTACCATTCTCGGCTCTATCAAATTTATTAGGTTGAGTATAGAATTCAAGTTCTTTCCAAACTCTTTCCTCTTCTTCTTTAGAATACCAATCGTCTACTACTAATATTTTAGGTTGAGGTATAGTAGGACCTTTCATTAACTTCATACAAAGTTAATACACTAATTAATATCTTAAGTCTATATTAAGATGACCAGTTTCCGTCTTTTACAAGTTCGTAAACTTCTTGAAGTCTCCAAACACCAGGTGCCCCTGCAAAAAATGCAGGTTCTTTAACAGCTACATAACCAGCTTGTGCTGTAGGACTAGTACCACCTGTACCTGTACCGTGTGATCCGCCACCGCCACCTTGGTTATCTCCTCCTGGTTGACCGTGACGTCCGCCACCCTGTCCACCTGAAGTTCTTGGGCCACCGCCACCACCACCGAAGTAGTAAGTAGTTGGTGATGCTGTAGGTGTGTTAACTGTTAATGGAATACCTTGTCCCCCTGCAGTTCGTCCACGAGCAGATTGTCCCGCTCCGCCTCCGCCCGCTGCTGGGTCTCCAGCGTCACCGCCTGGATTTCCATATCCTGTAAAATCTCCTGATGGAGATTGTGTTCCTGATCCTGCTGCCATACCACCCATAGCGTGTCCAGCTCCACCGCCAGATCCTCCAGGTTTAGCCGCATAATTACCTCCGTGTGCTCCTCCGCCACCGCCACCTTGTGCCGTATGGCCGTCAAAACTTGAAGATCCACCATTTGTACCTGTCCATGCATAAGTTCCACCGCCTCCGATAGAAACTGAAACAGGTGATCCAGGTAAAGTGTAAGATGATGCATATAATACACCACCCGCTCCGCCCGCTCCACCACGGTTTGAGCCCCCACCACCGCCGCCACCGACGATTACGACTTCTGCTGTAGTTGCTCCAGAGGGTGTAAAAGTTCCACCACCTGTGAAGGTTGAAATTGATTCTGGAGTATTTGAAGGATCATTATCAGGTCCTATTAATCCACCATTGTTATAATATTGTCTAGCCATTTTATACTGCCTCCCATTGTGATGTTTCAGGATTCCAATAGTAATCTACTCTAGGATCCTCTGCTGGATCATAAAGTGGAGCTCCATTGTTTGGATATCCTCTCCATTTTTGTGAATCTTCTTCCCACCAAAAATTATAAGTTTCATCATACGCTGAAGGTGATGTAACTGGTGCTCTCCATTTCTTGTCCGCTTCATGCCAAATCCAACTTGGATAAGGCTGTTCTACTATAAAATCGTTCTGAGTCGGTCTATATTCTTTTCCAATAGCAGCAACACCTCTGCTTAAAAAAGTACCATCCTGACTATACTCTTTTACTTTAGAAACATTAATTCCTAAGAAATCAGCCATCGCCTGTTCTGAACTAAGTTCATCAGAACCGACTTGCAAATCACTTACAAAATTTGTTTCATCTAAAATTGCGAACAGTTTATGAGCCACCGTTAATGCCTCCTGTTATTAGCTTAATTCTTCGTAATTTATAGTAATAACTAAATCTGAATCTGCACTAGCTCCTGCTTCGATATTGTCACCTTCTTCAAGGTATAAAGCTGTGTTTTTATCAACTACAGTCAAAGTAGAATCTGCTGGTACAGAAATTGTAGAAGCGATTGCAATTGGTGATCCACCTGATTTAGTTATAAATACAGATGCATCCGCTGCGTTACTTCCATCAATGTTTGCTACTAAGATGTTATTTACTTTATATACCATACCTGAAGCTGCTGCATTAGCAAGAAATTCAGTTGTTAAAGTAGTTGTTAAAGCTCCTTGTACTGACTTTGCAGTAATTGTGCTTACGTTTACTAGATTTGGTGCTGCCATTTTTTACTCCTTATTAATTATAATTTTAACCAAAAACTAAAGCCATAGCTATAGCTTTACCTGTTGATGCGACGTCAGTGAAACTTAATTGTCCAGCTCCGTCTGTTGTTAAACCATAGCCACTGTTAGCAGAATCTGCTGTTGGTAGGCTAAGTGTATAACTTGCAGATACAGTTGCTGGTGCTTTTAATCCTGCATATTCACCACCGCTTGCATCTTCAAATCTTACTTCGTTCTGATTTACTAAATTAATTTGTGATGCATTTCCTAATACATCTTTAACATCAGTACCATCAGAATATAAAACTTTAATACCTTTGTCTGTTGCAGAAAAAGTAGGGCCTGTTCCAGAGGATGTTTTAAACTGTACTGTAAAAGCTCCTGTAGTTCCGTTTTCTACAATGTAAGTTTTTTCTATTCCATCAGGAATAGATACTGTTATGTTTCCTGTAATTGTACCTGTTAATTTAATAACAGCGTTTCTTGCATTTGAAAGTGCAGCATTAGTCATCACTAATGCAGTATCACCTGTACCACTTACAGTTACAGCTTCGTAACCTGCAATCGCTTGTTGTACTAAGTTTAAATTTGTGTTTGTTTTATCACCCCATGTACCAGAGTTTTCCCCTGTTACCATTAGTTCCAGTTTTAAATCTGTCGAATAACTTGATGCCATATATAACTCCTAAATATCCTAATTTTATTACTAAGCCGCTGCTTTGTCAACAACTGTCCAAGTTGTATTAGAACTAGTTTCAACAACTGCCCACGCGTTTACACCCATTGTACCACTAGTTGTAGTAGCTTCCAAGCCTGTAGGTACAATTAATTGACTTATTCCAGCTACAAAATTACCTATAGATACAGTGTTTTCTTCACGAGAAATTAACTCAACAGTCACGTCTGTGAAAGCGTTTTCATCTCCTAATAAAGATTCTATCTCTTGACCTGTAACAGAAACGTTAGCATCTGCTTTAATAGTTTCTGTTCCAATAGTCCAGTTTAATTGTTCTCCTGTAACAGGAACATCTATTGAAGGTGTTAGTACTGCATCTGCTCCTATTGCAATATCTGTACCAACAGATTGTCCCCATTCTCCATTACCCCAAGCTTCGTTACCCCAAGGTTGTGCTGAAGCTGTTCTAACTTGTACTTCTACAACTTCTCCACCAAACGCTGCTCCAATATCGAATCTTGCAATAGTTACTCCTGGAGAATCGTCTACTATATTTGTAGATCCATTTGCCCCATCCATGTGTAACAAGAATGTTGTATTTGAATCTGGTACAAACGCTCCTGTAGGTTCAGTGAAACTTGAACCTCCGTATCTTGCAATATCTGATAATCTAAATTCATCAATGTAACCATTGAAATCTCCAAAGCCATTTTCACCAATACTAAATGGACCATTATCCTGTTTATTACCCGTGGAAGCTGTATCTTCTAAAGTTCCATTTTTATAAATCCTGTGGGTGGTGCCTTGTCTTTCATAAGACAACATAGTCCATTCATTTGCATTAACAGTAACTGAACTACTTATAATTGTTGATGGATTTACACTCCAATAAACTGTGTTACCTAATAAATAAGATTGTTCTGTTGTACTTGTTCCTGATTGCCAAATACCTTTGTAACCTGAAACACTACTTGGTCTTATCCAAACATCAACTGTAAAATCACCAGAGCTTAAATCAACATTTGAGTTAGATTCTACATAATCATTTGTACCATCTAATAATAAAGATGCTGTTCCAAATTTAGCTTGAGCTGTAGATAATTGTGCTTGGTTATATGCAGTAAACTCAACTGAATTTTCAGATCCATTAGTTACATTGTAAATAGAAGCTTGACCTAAATCTCCTGTTTGACCTGTAGCTTCTGCTCCTGTAGGGATAACATTTGCATTACCTTGTAAATCAACAACAGCGTCTCCTAAAATTGATGTACCATCTCCAGCACCCCACTGACCATTACCCCAAACTTCATTACCCCAAGGGTCGTTTGAAGGTGATGATAGTTCTACTGTTACAAGTTCCCCTGCAAATACTCCGTCCGTGTCAGATGATAATTCTATACCAGTTGCAATAGGTGCTGCTGAAGTTCCTGCAACAGCTCCATCTGTATCTGTTGTTATTTCATTTCCTGTTGCACCTACATTTGCATCTGCAATAATAGATACATCTTCTGTGTTAGATGTTAAAGCTATTCCTGAAACTTGAAGATCTGGGTTTGCTAAATCTCCCCATTCACCATCGCCCCAAGATAAACCACCCCAACCAATTTGAATTTGAGCGTCTACAGTAACTGAAGCTACTGTTAAATTTAATTCCTCTCCAGAAATTAATACGTCTCCAAAGATACCCCAACCGTTTTCTCCCCAAGCTTCACCACCCCAACCAGAGTTGATTTCACCGTCTACGGTTTCTGTTCCTAATGATGATGTAAGTTCTTGACCTGTTACAGTTGCGAAAGCATCAGTTAGGTTACCCCAACTTTGTACTCCCCAAAATTGACCGCCCCAACCGTTTATTTGATAGGCTTCTAATGTTCCTGATGATGCAGTTATGACATTACTACTTGGGGTGATTATATTTAAATCACTTTCCCATGAGTTAGATCCCCAGGTATTTGTACCCCAAGTAGTTGCCATTCATAATCCTGCCCGTTATTAAGCTATTCTTAATATAGCAGCTGAAGATGTGAATGCTGGAAACTGAATAGTGAAAGTTCCACTAGTTGCAGTTTTATCTGATCCAAAATCTAACACGCATACTGCTTTATTAGATTCACTTGTATTGTAAATTAAAGCTCCTCTAGCTGTTAAAGTAACACCTGTGAAAGATAAATCTGCGAAGTCAACAATTGCTACGCCTGTGTCTAGACCTGTTTGTTGAGATTGTAACGTTCCTCCTCCAGCTGAATATTCACCTGAATTTGGTACTTCATTCGTTACACTGTATGCAGTTGTTGCTGCAGATAAATTTGCATCTGATGTATACAGTGCTAATTTAAACTCGTCTCCACCAGTTTCAAAATCATGGATACCTTCTAAAATTTCTTGTTTAAATGAATTACATACTGCTTGTGCTATTGCCATTTTATTACTCCTTATAAATAATTTTAATTACCTTTATCAGGAGATGGTGCCTGTACTAATATTCTAGGTGTCCCATCCTGATATTCGTCTCTACGTCTTCTACCTACTTGTTCCAACGCAAAACCTTGCATAGCTACATTATACTTGTCTGAATACAGTTTGTACATATCTAAGGGTCCTTTTAAAAACCCATACGCTTCTACCAAAGTGCCGTAGAGTAATAACTCTGGTACATTGTCTGATAGATATGTTGTTGTATTTGTAGCTGACAGATGATCTGGAGTGTAAATATAGCTTAATTGTACGTTATAAGCTTGATCTGGGGTTGGAGCCATTATAATAGTTGTCTCTTTCCACATTGCATAATATTTAGGCACTCCTGTAGCTCCTGTTGAATTATATTCAAATATGAAACTAGTGTCTTTAGGTTCTACGTATTCTTTAGTTGTAGGAGACTGGTTAGAATCTTCTACTAAAAATGATCTTACAATAATAGCTCTTCTGGTAGAGGTTAATCCAGAACTAGATGTTGCATTAGGTAAGTCTAAATAAGGTGTGTTTGCTATAAGTGAAGCTGTTGCATATTCTCTAGCGTAATCTGCATCTACTTCTCTAAAAATCTTTAATTCGGTATCTCTAATAAAGTCTTCGATAATAGAATCAGTTAAAACATTTGAGTCTACTTCTGTATAATCTCTAACTTTTTGTAATAATTCTGCGTATGTCATATTTATAATATTGTTATTGTAACACTTCCTGTGTTACTTGTTGTAGTTGTCCCTGTGGTATTTGCTGTTTGAGTAGGAAAAGCTATCTCAATATTTCCTATGGATATCCCTGCTTGTCTTTTAGCATTTTCTTCATCTGGTGATGTACCAGGTTGCATACCATTAGATAAGTATTGTCCAGGCCAGTATTGTAAATCAAGTGGTACTGTAATACCAGTCCCTCTTGATGTATCAGGTCTAGCTTTTTTTAAAGCTTGTGGATCTGCAGCATGATACTTTGGATCTAGCTGTGGATGTTTTTTCTCGAACTCTGAATAATGGACAATGGAACCATTCCATTCTTTTACCATTTCTTGATAAGGAAATTGCATTCCTGATCTATCTGATATTGATAAAGCTCTACTACCTCTTGCAAATCTTCCCATAATTTACCCCTGCGGAAAATAACTCTCTGGAGTTATAAATAAACTTGTTCTAGAACCATCTTCATCTAAGGCTCTTTTCATTTCGTCTTCATAAACCAACTTAAGAAACTGTAGTCTTTCTGGAGAACGTTTCATAGCTAAATAATAAGCTAATCCAGAAATCATACATGGAATAAATCTGTAAGATACGTCTGCAGTATTTGTGTAAGCACCTGCATCTTCTATTCTATTAATTGAATAATATTTTAAATAAGTATAAGTCGATAAATCTGGAGTTTGATATAAATAAATAACTGGTGTTGTTTGTCTATCTACATAGTATTGAGAAGGCTGTCCTTGAACACCTTTATTTGGTAAAGCGGCATAAGCTGATCTATCAATTTTAGATAAAGTTAAATCATTAGTGGTTGTTCCAGGAGTTCCCCCTGCAGTTGAGATATAAGCTTCTAATACATCACTAACATTTGTTGGTACTGTATAGTTTGCTTGACCTGCAACTAAAGCAACTTCATTTAAAGCTACCTTCCATAAATGCACACCTCTATTACCCCATTCTGAAAATAAAATATTTAAACTTCTTCTAGCTGACTTAATATCATGACCAGAATTAATTCTCATACCTATTCTCTCATAGGCATCTTCTACTATCTCATCGATAGATAAATCAAAAGATGTTGTGCCGCTTGTAGCCATTACTTATCTTTTTTCTTTTTCTTTTTATCCTTTTTCTTCTTCATCTCTTTACCGTATTTAGCTTTTTCGGTTTTAAGAGAGGACATTCTTGCGTATGCGTTTCCGCCACCTGGCATAGTTTTCATCATAGTGTTTCTCCTTATTTTAATAAATCGTTATAGTAACTTTTTAAAGATGGGTTACTATATCTTTTTCCGTCCATCTCAACATCAATAAACTTACCTGAGTAAGCTTCCGTAACTTTTTCTTTTTTGTTTTTAACAGGAGTCATCTGCTTTTCAATAGGTTGTGTATTACCTGAAGTTTTATAATTAATATAATCTTGAGGGGTAGCTTGCTGTGCTGCAGCTATTGCTTGAGCTGGACCAATTGCTGGAATTATACCTCCTGCAAATTTCTTTTTTACTGGCACGCAATTAGGAACACTTCTACTTCCCTTTTTTTTCATGCCAACCATTTCATAACCGTCCCAACAAGGACCTTGAGATTTCTTTGCCATTATTGACTCCTTTTTTGTGGCCACATTGCTATATTACTCCATATTGAAGGTTTTTAGCCTTTTGCGGTTGTACAACTTCTTAGATTGTACCACTTTTGGCTTAAACAGTAAATGTAGTAGAATTCTTTTTATTGGGTTTTTTAACTTTAAGCTTCTTCTTTTTTTCTTTTTTTGCCCCACGTAATTTACCATCTATTTGTTGAGCCATTGAGGATCTTGATATTGCCATATGTCTCCTATCTTATTTTTATATTATTTAAAAATATTACTATACTTAATCTTTCTTCATTTTCCAAGTCTGATATACCATGCCTAAAGTTACCATCATATGCTACAAGTCTGTTAAACTTAGATCCTACTTTTATACTTAAATCCTCATTGTTATATATCGAAGTACCATTGTTAAAATTGTGCTCTTTATCTAAGTAAATTACTCCAGCTAACTCAGTGCCATCTTGATGTATTTGAGCATATTCTTTTCTATTTAACCAATCTTCTTTATTTATTTTATGAAAACAAACATGAGTGTAGTCAACTTTAATATCACTTTTGTTGTAATACAAATATAAAAAATTACTTACGATATACCAATTTAAATTAGTATCGATCTTAGATAAATCTGAACTTCTTAAACCGCACCAATTATGGGATTCATTAGGCTTAAGCCATTCAACAGATTTGGCTATATCAATAACTTGTTCTGGGTTTTCAAAAAAGTTATCTTTGACAACTATTGGTTTCATTTTAAAAGATCTACTGCTTTACCAATAATAGGTTTATATTTAACCCTCTTATCTTCTCTATAAGCGTGTAAGAATTGTCTTCTGGGCTGGTATGGTATCCAACTTGCGTGAATCCATCCGCTGTTTGGCTCACCAGGAGTATAGAACTCCAAAATTAATTGATCTGTCTCTAAATATTTATGTATCCAATCTGCTAGTTCAGCGTTGTCTACGCCAATTACCTCGAAGTCTGCGGCCTCAGCTTTGGCGTGCTGTGAGTTTTCTGAACTACCTATTGCTTTACAAAGTTGTGGACTCCTAAATCCGCTAGTCACCTTAACTCTGCCGAATTGATCTCGTACTGGCTGAAGTACATTTTCACATAGTTGTTTTAATTTATCAATTTGATCACCATTAGGATTGTTATCAATATTTAATCTAATAGCTGTATCTGATTTAATTAATTCTTGTAAAGTAAAATTACGACTTAAGTTCATTCTGTCCCCTTTATCCAGTTATCAAAATTCCATTCTTGCCATTGAGCATACTGAAAATTTGAGTTACGACTTTTTTCAATATCTAAATTTGACATACCTCTAACTATTTTAATAGTTTTTTCAATATGTATTTTTTCGTGTTTATCCCAAAGATCTTTTCCATATCTCCAAAAGATTGTATCATATTTTGAACCTGTTGAATAATGCCATAAAATAAAGTCTTGTACTTTGTTAATATAATCTTTTACTTTAAATACAGTTTCTTTTTTGTTTACATTATTAAATATAAAATCATAATAAAATCTAGTAGCATTTATGTAAGTTCCCATAGCGGTTGCTTCTAATGGTTCTAAAAAGAATAACTTATTACCGTTTAAAAAAACTCTATTATCTATAATAGGTTCTTTAGCAACATATTGCGAAAAAGGAAAAACTTTATTAATTTTTTCTACTCCAAAAGATTTCATAAAATCTTTTTTTGCATCTTCAATAGAGGTTAAATCTTTATTAAATATATAACCAAGTGATGTTTTGTCAGGTAAAGGTATATAAAAACACCAACCATTTTTGTGTGCTATAGATCTAGTGTACTTAACGTCATTTTCTTTTTTAGGAAGAGAGGCTAACAAGGCACAGTTTAAAGGATTATTTAATGTATCATAATCAGTAAAATCTTTAGGAGTACCTCTACAATCTATGATGTAATCTGAATCAATTTGATTATAATTAGTTATGTTCTCATCTATTTCTTTAAAATTTACTTTTAAATTATTACAAACAAAGTCCTGAAATTGTTTTGGTTCAAAATGTAAGGAATATCTTCCAACAGGAAAATGATGAAATATCTTATCTTGTTTAGTCCCAAAATTTTCATACATTATACCTGTTTTCATAGTTGTTGGAAATTTATTCAAATAACCTGAGTTAAATGTTTCAAATAAAAGTTGAGGAAATTCTAAAGTTGTTCCTTGACCAGTTGGAACAGGTGGTATTTTAGAGTCAAATAGTAATTCTAATTCAATTTTTGTGTTTAAAAAATTCCTGTAATGTGCAAAGTGCATTGCTGAAATACAGCCTGCATTGCCTCTTCCGACAATTGAAATTTTCATTATTTTGGTTTTATAATCTTGTCTATACTTATACTACCATCTATATTTTTTTCAACCTGTGCTTCAACTTCG